TTTGCTGCTTGGTTAAATGACCCAATGAATCGTGCATGGCGCACTAGAACAGGAGTTGTATGAGTTTTACTACCTATGCTGAACTACAGACAACTATTGCAGAATACTTGGCTCGTTCAGACTTAACAACTCAGATTCCTGACTTTATCCGTTTGGCAGAAACTCGTTTACGCAGGGACTTGCGTATTCGCCAGATGTTAACTTCTACATCTCTAACCTGCGTATCAGGAACAGCGACAGTTACTATCCCATCTGACTTCTTGGAAATAAAAGATTTTGTGGTTACTGGCAATCCTGTTAGACCATTGAACTACGAATCTCCGTCTTTGTTCTCTCGTAACTCACGAAGCATGGACGCAGGTAAGCCATTGGATTACACAGTCTTGGCTACGACATTTAAGTTAGCCCCTATCCCTGATAGTAACTACACATTGAGCCTTGTTTACTCTGCTGCGCCTACATTCTTGAGTGCATCGAATACAACAAATACATTCTTGACTGTTTGTCCTGATTTGCTCTTGTATGCTGCTTTGCTTGAGGCAGAGCCTTACCTAATGAACGATGCTCGTATTAACACATGGGGAACTATGTTTGACAGGGCTATGAGTTCATTGACTCGCTCTGATGAGAAGGGTCAATTCTCTGGCGTTCCAATAGCAATGCGGAATACATACATCTGATATGCCTACACAAAGAATACAACTCGGTGAGTGGATGCCTGACCAATCAGGTATTACTGGCTCTCTGACTGACGCTAAGAACGTGGTTTCTCAGGCTATTGGTTATGGCCCATTTCCTAGTGCTGTAGCGTTCTCTGGGACTGCTGCCGAAGAATTGGTTACGCTATATGCCGCCAAGAATCCAGACTCTACAACTCAGTTGTTTACTGCTGGTGCTACTAAGATTTACACAGTCGATGGTGTTGGTGCATTGACACAAGTTAAGACAGGAATGACTACTGGCATTAACGACAAGGTTCGTTTTACTCAGTTTGGTAAGACTGTTATCACAACAAACAATGCTGATGTACTTCAAGCATGGACGCTAGGAACTTCTACATCGTTTGCCAATTTAAGCGCATCTGCACCAAAAGCTAAATTTATTACTGTGGTGCGTGACTTTGTTGTTTGCGCTAATACGTTTGAATCTTCTGCACAGCAACAATATCGTGTTCGCTGGTCAGCTATCAATGATGAGACAGATTGGACAGAGAACGTAAACACTCAGTCTGACTATCAGGACATTCCTGATGGTGGACAGATTGTAGGAATCCGTGGTGGTGAGTTTGGATTGGTGTTCTTAGAGCGTTCCATCTCTCGCATGACCTATATAGGAACTCCGTTCATATTCCAGTTTGACAATATCTCTCGTAATAAGGGATGTATGGTAGCTGGCTCAATTGCTCAGTACCAAGGCATAACATTCTTCCTATCGGATGATGGATTCTATTTATGTGATGGTCAGACTGTCCAACCAATTGGTAGTGAGAAGGTTGACCGATTCTTTATTGATGACGCATCTGAATCTGATTATGGTTCTATGTCTGCTGCTGTTGACCCAATCCGTAAATTGGTAATTTGGAACTATGTAGATACAAGTGGCAATCGTAAACTAATTATTTACAACTTTGCAACTAAGAAGTGGACTTATGCAGATGCAGGTACTGACTATTTGTCTGAAGCCTCAACAGCATCTGTAACTTTAGAGCAATTAGATAGCATCTCAGGCTCTATTGACGCATTGACTACCAGTTTAGACTCTCGTTTATACGTTGGTGGAAAGTATTTCCTTGGTGGCACGTTAAGCACAAAGGTTTACACATACACAGGTCAACCCCTTACAGGGATAATCTCAACTGGAGATATTGACCTTGGTGGGCCATCCGTTGTCACTTTGGCTCGTCCACTGGTAGACAATGGTTCTGCAACGATTGCTGTAGCTTCAAGAAAGCTATTAAGTGAGCAAGTTACTTATGGTACTGCTACTGCTGCTGACTCAGAGAATAGGGTTTCTTTGCGTAGTGCTGGTAGATACCACAGACTTCAGTTAGTTCCAACTGGTGCTGATTGGATTAACGCTGTGGCTATTGACGTTGATGTTGTTGGTCAAGGTGTTAGATGACAAGCCAATTTAGAACACTTCCTGCATTTGGTTCTGACCAAAGGTCTGTTGCTGAGATTGTCAACAACATAATGAATGGCAAGACCAACAACACAGGGACTGTTACTCTAGCGACAGGTGGTGCTTTAACTACCACTTTGACAGACAGAAGGATTGGCCCAGAAAGCGTAATTGTTTTTGTCCCTGCCTCTGCTGCTGCTTATGCTGATTACACTCCTTATGGTGCTTTTCAAGATGGAACAGACCAGACTGTAGCTAATACAACAACTGCCTACCCTATTACCTTTGATACTACTGATTACTCTAATGGGGTTACTTTATCAAACAGTTCTAGGCTCAATGTAAAGGTTGCAGGGTTGTATAACATACAGTTTAGTATTCAGTTAAAAAATACTACCAATGACTCACAAGATGCAGATATTTGGTTTAGAAAGAATGGAACAGATATAGCTAACTCAAACAGTAGGTTTGGATTAGCACAACGTAAAACATCAGGTGACCCCTATCATTTGATTGGGGCAATGAACTTTTATGTAGATTTGGCAGCTAATGACTATATCCAGTTAATGTGGAGAGCCTCAGATACAGGCGTAATTATTGAGCATTATGCTGCTGGAACAAGCCCTACAAGACCAGCTACACCATCTGTTATGGCGACTGTTAACTTAGTATCACTTGCTGCCTCGACAAACATTTACGCCAGTTCCCAAGGACAGGGTACGGCTACGATAAGCCATTTTGCAAACACGACTGCTAATAAGACATATCGGTATGCAATTATTGGCTGATTTTAATTATTTATGTATAATGGATTCCGTGGATGACCCATCTTGGAATCCGAAACTCTAGGAGTAAAGATGGCTACCACATCCACAATTGACCCAACAATTCAACCATTTCTAAATTATGGTTTAACTGAAGCGCAGAGGCTTTATCAAGCTGGTGGCCCTCAGTATTATGGTGGCCCTACATTTGTAAGCCCATCGACTACAACCCAAACTGGTTTACAGGCTTTAGAGGCTCGTGCTTCTCAAGGTAATCCTTTGTTGCAGTCTGCTCAGAATCAGCTTCAAGGCACAGTTTCTGGCAACTACTTGAGTGGCAATCCATTTTTTCAAGGTGCTTTTAAACCTGCTGCACAAGCCGCTGAGACTCAGTTTAAGCAAACTATTGGTGATATTGGCTCTAAGGCTAGTCTAGCAGGGCGTTATGGTTCTGGTGCTATGGGTGCATTGCAAGATCGTGCCGTTGGTGCGTTTGGTCAACAATTGGCTAATACTGCTGGCACTTTGGCTTATCAGAACTATGCTGATGAAAGAGCAAGACAACAAGCGGCTACGATGGCTGCACCTGCAATGGCATCTGCTGATTACCAAGACATTCAGAATCTGTTGCAAGCTGGTCAAGTGCGTGAAGGCTATACAGGTCAGCAACAACAATCAGACCTTGCTAGATTCAACTTCTTGCAAAACCAGCCACAACAGAACTTACAGAACTACTTGTCATTGGTCTATGGTAATCCATTGGGACGGGTAGGCGCACAAACAAATAGTAGTTCCCCATCTACATTGCAGAACGTATTAGGTATTGCTGCTACGGCTGGTGGTTTATACAAAAATCTAGGTGGTCAACAAGGCATTAGTAACTTGTATAACAGTGCATCTAATTGGTTGAGTGGTAGCCCATCAGCAACATATAACGCTGCTGTTGACTATGGTGCAACTTCACCAACAGGTTGGTTGGACTTCTAAGGACTAACATGGCTGGACTATTAGACATTTTTGGTACAGGCGGTGCAGACACAATGGGTCTGCTTGGTATGTCACAGGCTGACATTGGGCGTAATCGTGACGATGCACAAGCCCAAGCACTCTACGCATTAGCTGGCAGATTATTCCAAGGAGGGAATACTGGTCAATCTATTGCTCAAGGTTTGCAAGCTGGTCAGCAAGCATACAAAGGCGGTATGCAAGGTGCTTTGCAAGAGCAGTTACAAAATGCTCAACTGCAAGAGATGATTCGTAAGCGTCAGCTAGAGCAACAACAATTAGCTGAACAACAACGTATTCAAACAATATTAAACCAAGGTGTTACGCCAGAGATTATGGCTAGACCTGCTCAAATGGTTGAGGAAGATGGTCGCTACATGGGTGAGACACCTGCTGTAGCTGGTAGACCTGCTAGTTTCGATTTAAGCCGTATTGCGCCTCAATTGATGGGTTCTGTTGGTGGTCGTAAAGCACTCAAAGAGTTGCAACCAGAATACAAAGAAGTTAATGGTGCGCTTTATGAGATTTCTGCTGGTATGCCTCCAAAATTGGTGGCTGGTTCTAAGAAGCGTGATACTGTAACTGTTGGCAATGTCGTTCTTGATAAAGACGATATGAGTATTCTTTATACAGCACCTGATGCACCTGCGGCTTCAATCAAAGAGTTTCAAGACTTTATGAAGTTGCCTAAAAATCAACAGTCTGCTTATTTGCAATTGCAAGACCAGAAGCGTCCAAGCACAACAATCAATTTGCCTAATGAGGGTGAGCGTAAAGCCGCAACATTGGCTAGTCGTTTGAACTTCAGCGTTGGTCAGATGAATGAGGCTATTGGTTTAGACCCTAAAGCGGCTATGCCAAGTACACCAGCAGAAATTGCTCGTTTTGTGTCACGCACAGACTTTTTGCCAAACAAATTAAATACAGACCAGCGACAAGTTGTTGAAGCAGCGCAAGAGGATATTCTTGATGCGGCATTGACATTGGGAACTGGTGCTGCTTATAGCCGTGAACAGTTGGCTGGTTATAAGAAATCATATTTTCCACAATTGGGAGATAGCGCAGCAACAGTTAAAACAAAGCAAGAGCGTCTTAACAACTTGCTTAAATCTGCTGAAGTTGCATCAGGTCGTGCTGCAAGCCAGATTACTGCACCAATACCTAAACTGCCAACTGCGCCTACAAGTGGTGGATTGCCAACTCAAGATGCTATTCAGGCAGAAATTGAAAGACGCAAAAAGGCTGGTGGATAATGGACTTAACTCAATTATCAGATAGTGATTTGCTTGCTTTACAAGCAGGAGACTTAACTAAAGTTTCTAATGCTGGTTTGGCTATTCTTAATCAAGGTACGCCTAAAGAGCCTACGCTAAGAGAATCATTTGAACGTGGTGCTGGTTTAGCTTATCGTTCTATGGCCCCTTCATTGGCTGGCGCACAGCTTGGCTCTTATGGTGGCCCACTAGGTGCTGTTGTTGGTTCAATGGCTGTTCCTGCTGCTGACGCTGTTAATTCTTTGCTAAATTTAATTGCTTCACCATTTACTGATAAGCGATTGATGCCAGCGTCTCAAGGCATCCAAAACTTGATGACTCGTGCTGGTGTACCTGCTGCGCCAGAGACACAAACCCCAACTGAGCGAGTTGTTGGTGCGGGTCTTGAATCTATGACGGGTGTGGCTAGAACTATTCCTGCATTGATTAAAGCCTCGACAACTGCTGCATCTCCTGTTTCTCGTGGTGTTGCAGAGCAATTAGCTATTGCACCAAAGACTCAAGCAATCGTGTCTCCTACGGCTGTAATGACTGGTCAAACAGTTACAGAAGCTACTGGAAATCCTTTGTATGGCGCAGCTACTACATTGGCTACGGGTACTGCTGGTAGTGTTAAGCGTCCTCAAAAAGAGCAAGCATTATCTACTCAAGCATTAGACAGAATTGCTACAGACAGATATGACCAACTTCAAAAGTCTGGTGTTCAGTTAAAAACTGATGAGTTTGTTGACTCAATGGACAAGATTGCAAAAGGTTTGCGAGATGAAGGATATACGCCTAAAGCATATCCAAAAATCTCTGGTGCTATTGAAGAACTTACTTCTACTGCTCAACCAAAAGATTGGACTGAACTTCAGGCTTTGAGAAAGATGATTCGTGGTGGTCAAAAGAGTGTTGACCCAGAAGAAAGACGAATTGCATCTATTCTTTTGGATGACTACGATAACTACTTAATGACTGTCCCTAAAGAATCAATTGCTTCTGGTGACATGAAAAACGCAGGTCAATTATGGTCTGAGGCTCGTAATGCTTATTCAAGGATGAAGAAGTCTGAAGTCTTTGAAGATATGCTTAATGAAGCAAAGCTAGACAAGAGTAAATTTACTCAGTCTGGTGAAGAAAACTCACTTGCCAAACAGTTGCGTCAACTTGCCAAGAATGACAAGAAAATGCGTTTGTTTACCAAGACTGAGCAAGAAGCTATTGAGCAAGCTGCCAAAGGTAGTAATGTTCAAAATATGCTGAAGTTCTTTGGACGCTTTGCCCCAACTGGCCCTGTTAGCGGATTATTCACTGGTGGCGCAACTGTAATGGCCCCTGCTGTTGGTATTCCAATGGCTTTGGGGGCAGCAGGTTCTCGTGTCGCTGCAACTAATATGCGTAGAGGTAGTGTAGAAGACTTGGCTAATACAATGCGTTATGGTCAAACTCCACAAACAATTGGTGGGCCATTTAGGGCTGTTGCACCAACAACAATGCGTGGTCTTTTGTCTATTGAAGACTTAGACCAAGAGCAGCGTAATCTTTTGGGTATCCAATAAGGACTAACATGGCAAAGACCAAGATTTCAGAATACAGCAGTACCGCTAACAACAATACTGACATTAACAGTATTAACTTAGCGGAGGGCATGGCCCCTAGTTTGGTCAACAATGCCATCCGTACATTGATGGCTCAGTTAAAGAACTTTCAAGATGGTTCTGCTGGCGACAACGTAACTGTAGGCGGTAACTTATCTGTTACTGGCACTTCCACTCTGACAGGCACTTTAACGGCTACTGCTGGTCTGTCAGGCCCACTCACATCATCTTCTGCAACCATTACTGGGGGTACGATAAATGGTGCGGTAATCGGTGGTTCATCTGCCCAAGCAATTACAGGAACTACAGTAACTGCCTCTACAGGTTTTGTTGGTGGTTTGACAGGTAATGTCACAGGAAACACAACAGGTACGCACACAGGTGCTGTAACTGGTAACGTAACTGGAAACCTGACAGGTAATGTCACTGGTAACGTAACTGCTGCTTCTGGTACTTCAACATTCAATAATGTCACGATTGATGGCACATTGGATATGTCTTCTGGAACAGTAGGAACGATTACAGGATTGGCTACACCTACCAATGCTTCAGACGCTGCTACTAAAGGTTATGTAGATACTGCTGACGCTTTGAAGCTGAATCTGTCTGGTGGCACTATGTCTGGTGCTATCGCTATGGGTACAAAC